CGGCGCGCAGCGTCTCGGGGTCGTCCGGCAGGCTGCTGCCCGTCTCGCGGGTTCCGTTCTCCTGCTCGGCGATGCTCAGCGCGTCGGCAAGCAGCGCCTGCGCGTGGTCATCGGTGAGCCCAGCGGCCGGAACCTCAGTCGGTACGGGGGTCTCGGGGGTTGCTTCAGACATGCGTTAGCCCTCCTGGGGCGATGTGGGGGTGAAACAGCCCGGCACCTGACCGGGGAGACGATGCGACCCGCGAGGGGTCAGGCCGAAGGCACTCCGCGCTTGGCGTCCAGCGCCTTGTCGCGCGGCGAGCCTTCCTTGATGCCGTGCTTGCGGTCGTCGGCCTCGTCCTCGGCGTCGGTCCACAACGTCCCGTCGGGGCGCCACGAACCGGGGATCATGCTCGACAGGCCGAGGGCCTTCGCACGCTTGATGATGAACCGGCGCACCGCGGCACGACCGGCCTCACCGCCCTTCGCGCGGCCCACCGCGTGAATCGCGTTCTGCAGGTCGCCACGGTTGCGGATCGGGTAGCGGCCCCCAGGAAGGGCAGCACCCTCCGAGACTGCCTGCTTCCGCTGGGATGCGCTGATGTCGGCCACGGGACTCCTCCTGCTTACTTCTTCTTCCGCGGGAACAGGTCCGGCGACGGCTTCGGCACACCCGACGCCGCAGCCGGCGCGGGAGTCGTCGCAGCCTCGTCGAGCTTGAACAACTGGCCGGCGACCTTCTCGTCCTTCGCGACAATGCTGTTACCGACATCGATCAAGAACTGCTCGGCCTTGTCGTTGGCGTCGTCGCGCTCCAGACGGGCACGCTCAACCGCCGAGTAACCCAACCGCTTCCGGGTCACGTCAGAGGTGGCCGGCACCGCACCAGCAGCGATCTGCTTCGTGATCGCGTCCGAAGTGCCCGAGATCGTCTGCGGAGCCGGGTCACGCCAGTCAGTCTCCAGCCGATGCGCCTGGTCCGGCAGCGAACCGTCACGGATCAGCAACGCCAGCCGCATCAGATCCTCGTGGCCGCTGGAAAAGGCGATGTGCTTCATCCGCGACCGCGACGTCAACTCCTCATACCCCGAGCGGATCGCGTCCGCCGAAGCGGGGTTGCCCTGCGCGTTCAGACCCAGCATCGTCGGCGGCAGACCCATCTCGCCGCACATCAGCTCGCGGTACTCGTCCAACATCTTCGTGTAGCCCGCCGGGTCCGAGGCCGGGAACTGCCCCAGCGTTGGGAGTTGCCCCTCCTCGTCGCGCTCCAGCATCCACACCTTGTTCAGGTAGGCGTCCCAAGCCGACTTCGCGGTGCCGTCGGGGTTCTGGAACGCCTCCTCGGTGACACCGAGCGCGTAACGACGCGGCGCCATGTGGAACTCGCGACCGACCTCCATGCCCAGCAACGTCCGGCACGCCGAGTCGACCGTGTTCATCCACGACGCCCGGATCTCCGACTGGCCCTCACGGTCACCGAGCCGCTGCCGGTTCGCCAGCCGCGCCACCGGCACGTAGCCGAGACCATGGTCATCACGGTCCGTGATGTCCCACGACGCCCCCACGGCAACGCCGATACCCTGCTCCCGCGCCATGTAGATGGTCCGGTCGGGCAGGTACAGCACCGCAACCTCGTGACCGTACATGTCCGAGGTGTATTGGGTGTCCAAGTAGAGCTGCAGGGCCGCCGAAACGCGCCGCAAACGCGCGTCATAGGTGCAGATCATGTTCATCGGCGACTCGTAGGTGATCAACGGCTCACCAGCCGACGAATCGTCGCCCGGACCCACAATCCCGTAGGCACGGCCATAGATCAGAGCGTCCAAATGGGCCAACGTCGACTCGTTGTCGAGGTCGTTGGCCTGCCAGATGCCCATCAGGTCGTCATCGACGTCCGTTGTCCCCGGATAGCGGAAACCCTCAACCACGCAACGGTTCACCAGCGCGTCGACGCCGATCTGGGGCCACCCGACCACCGTCCGCAGACCCTGAAGCTGCGGCGGAATCGAGATCCCGAGATCCTGCATCTTCTGCAGGCCGTCGTAGTAGTAGCCGCGGAGCTCGAGGTAGGGGCGGACAGCGAAAAGACGCTGCGCGAGCCACGTCGCCGACGCCTGCTCGTCCTCAGAGAGGGTCAGCGAGGGCAGCGAGGCGTAGACCGGGGCACTCGACATGAACAGCGGGGACGGTGTGCCGTCGGTATTCGTCGCCATAGGCGGCTCGGCCCCCTTCCGGTCAGTTGTCGAGCAGGATCACGCGGCCCTTGCCGGGCGCTCCGGCGCGCTTCAGGGACAGCAGGTAGATGCGGCGCACCATCCGGGCACCGACGAGACACACCGCCAGGTCGATCTTTCGGGCCGACTCGCGGTTTTCCTTCCGCATCGACACGCCGTACTTCCCTGGCGCCCGTTTCGCGTTCCGCAGGTGCTCGATCAGGGCACTTGAACGCGAGAAGATCACCAGTTTCGGGGCGCCGTCGGCGTGCTGGCCCTCCAACTCACCGAGAGTCTGGTCGCACGCCTCGACAAAGAGCTTCTGGTTCGCCTCAGTCGACATGTCGAACGCCACCGCGTGCGTCCGCGTCCCCGTTTTCACCGGGTGACACTTCAGCCGGCGCCCATAACGGCGCGACCACTCGTCCACCAGCGGCCACCAGAACCGGTTGTCGCCCTCCGCGTCGTCGTCCTTCGCGTGCGAGGGGTCGAAGTAGAACGCGACCACCTTGAACCGCGCGAAAGCCTGCACCACGGCGTGATCGACGGCATCCCGGTCGACGATCCGGCCCTTCTTCGGCTGCTGGACGTGCAACACCTGGCACAGACCGTCCGAGATCCGGCACGCTACGAGGCCCGTGGCGTCGTCAGACTTCGACCCGTCACCGAACAGGACGACCGAATCGCCCTTGTCGAGCACATCAGCCCGTGCACCAGCGTCGATGTCGCGCGGGTCGGCCCACGCATCCTCAGCCGCGGTGATCTGGTTGTACCACTTGCGCCGCGACTCGCTCGGAGAGTTCGACGGGTTCTTGATCGAGTTCAGGATTCGCTTCAGGTTCAGCCAATGCGAGTCACCACGGATCGACTCCACCACCGACGGCGCCGCATCCAACGTCAGCGGAGCCTCAGGCGGTGCCTCGAGCGAGTCATAGAGCTGCCCGAAGTCCGCCGCGGTCGGCGGCTGGCAGTCCATGCACTCCGGCCAATCCACCGAATCGGCGTGCGCCTTGCAGCGGACACCAACCGTCTTCTCGAACGCCTCACGCTCACGCTGACCCACCGAGTCCTCGCCGGGACGGTAGGCGTTGCAGATGTCCAACTGACGCGCGAGACCATCCGCAGACTTCGCGAGGTTGCCCTCGATCGCACCGGCCAGATCGTGACCGCCGTTCGACTCCTTCCAGTTCTGCGTCTCGTTACGGATCACCAGCGTCGGCCGCGGACCCTCAATCGCCATCGTCGAAGAAGTCATCGCCTCGATGTGCGCGATATCGCCGCGAGCCCACACATCCAACTTGCCCGGCTGAATGCCGTACTTCGCCCGCGTCTCAGGCGGCACCAGCGCCGGAAACAACGTCATCGTGTTCCGCTTGATCTGATCCTGAGCCACGCCCACGATTTGCACGTACGGGTTCGGGATCTGCTGTCCCACCGGGACGTCGCCATCCCACTCGGAGAACATCGCGTCCTCGGAACAGATGTGCGTCGTCGACGCAGCAACCGCGAGCGGGTCCTTGCCCCAGCCCTTCAGCCGCTGCAACACCTGGAACGGGTACAGAAACTCGCCCGTCTCCGGGTCCAACGCGTCATGCCAGAGGATGAACCGCGCCTGCTCCAACGTGTAGACCCACGGCCCACCCTTCGGCGCCGACAGATGCAGCCCAGCCCACGCCAGATTCCGCCACCCGAGCGTCACCGCCGGCAACCGCCAGCCGTTCTCGTACTGCCACGTCGGGCCGATCTTCACCGGCTCCCACGCAAGATCCGTCGGAGGTGCCGCCCGCTGCAGTTGATCCTCGTACCACGCGATGATCTCGCGGTACTGCGCGTCCTTCGGGCGAACTTGGGAGGCTGCGCCCGCTCTACGCGCCACGACCCCGGACGCCCGGCTGCCATGAAGCGTTCGCCGCGTCCCGGTTCTGGTTCGTCTCCGCGCCACCGTCGAGATCCGGCAACTTCAACTGCCGCCAGAGAGCATTCCGAGCCATCCGCTGCACCCGAATCTCACCGATCAGCGGGTGAATCACCAACTGGCCCATGCTGCCCTTGGTCGTCATCGGTCGCCCATCCTCGGCCCACGCCGACTCGAGCGCGGCGATCACATCCGAGATCAAGCAGACGTCCTCGAGCGTCGCAACCTCGTCCGGCCGCAGCTCGTATTCCGCCGCAATCGACGTCCAGACGGCCTTCCCGGCCCTCCCGAGCGTCGACGGGACAGAATGGTGCAACTTCTTGGACATGACGACCGCCTCCTGGGCGATGCGATTACGCGCCTCCAGGGCGCTCGATTGAGCCGAAAAAACGAGATTCAGGCGCACGCAGGTCGACAGATGCC